AGTTAAAATATGATAGTTTTAAAATTACTGATATGTGGTCAAATGTTTTAAAACCTGGTGAAACACATAGACCTCACACACATTCAAATAATATGTTAAGTGGTGTTTATTATGTTGATGCTGTTGAAACCTCTGGAATTATATTTACAGACCCTAGGCCACAAGCTGGTGTTATACAACCAGATGTAAACAAACAAATTTTAGATAATGCAAGTATAGTTAAATATGACTCTGCAACAAACAGAATGATATTATTTCCGTCTTGGTTGCAACATTATGTTCCTGTAAATGAAACTAATAAAAATAGAATTAGTATTGCCTTTAATATTATGTTTAAAGGTTTAGTTGGTTCATCTACAGAATATCAGTCTGCTGAGTTTTAAAATGAGATACATCACTATTGAAAAAAAGAATGATGTACACTTGCATATTGATGCTGAAGATGATGTGAGAAGAGAACTAGGTCAATTCTTTACATTTGAAGTACCTGGTTTTAAGTTTATGCCTCAGTACCGAAGTAGAGTATGGGACGGCAAGATTAGATTATTCTCATATCAAACAGGCCAAATTTATGTGGGATTATACCCATATATTTTACAATGGTGTAAAGATAATAATGTACAAGTGGTTGACGGTACTAAAATAGAAGACACCAAAGTAGATGAAAAGAAAGTCGACCAGTTTATTAAAGCTCTAAATATTCCATTGGAAGTTAGAGATTATCAAAAGGAGGCGTTTATATATGCTGTTAGAAAAAATAGGACTTTACTACTATCACCCACAGCTAGTGGAAAATCTCTTATTGTCTATCTTCTTGTTAGGTTTAACATTCTCAGGTTAAAAGAAAAGAAGAAACAAATATTAATTATTGTTCCAACTACATCACTGGTTGAACAATTATTTAAAGACTTTAAAGATTATGGTTGGTCACCTGAAAGAAATGTACATAGAATATATCAAGGACATTCAAAAGATTCAAATAAACCTGTAATTATATCTACTTGGCAATCTGTTTATAATCAACCAAAGAAATGGTTTAAAAACTTTGAAATGATTATAGGTGATGAAGCACACTTGTTTAAGGCCGTTTCATTAACTAAAATACTATCTAAACTTGAAAAATGTCCATATAGAATTGGTCTTACAGGTACATTAGATGGTACTAAAACTCATAAATTAGTATTAGAAGGTCTTTTTGGTACTGTAAATAAAGTTGTATCTACTGTAGAACTACAAGAAAAGAAACAGTTGGCCGATTTAAAGATTATGTGTTTAATATTAAAACACGGTGCTATAGAGTGTAAACATGTTCACGGTATGAACTACCAAGAAGAAATGGATTACATAGTACAATCAGAAAAAAGAAATAAATTTATTAGAAACTTAGCATCAAATCTACAAGGAAATACATTGTGTTTATTTCAATATGTAGAAAAACATGGAAAGGAACTATATGAATCAATTAAAACAAAAGCTACAGACAAACAAGTGTTTTATGTATATGGCGGAGTTGATACTGAAGAAAGAGAACAAATTAGAGCACTTACAGAAAAGTCTGACAACTCTATTATCGTGGCAAGTTATGGGACTTTCAGTACGGGCATTAATATTAGGAACTTGCATAACATTATCTTTGCTTCTCCTAGTAAATCCAGGATAAGAAACTTACAATCTATTGGCCGTGGACTTAGATTAAAAGATAATAATAGCCACGCAACTTTATATGATATTGCAGATGATTTATCGTATAATGAGAAAGAAAACTATACAATGGCTCATTTTAGGGAAAGAATAAATATATACAGTGAAGAAGATTTTGAATATGAAATACATAACATAGAGTTAAACAATGAAACCAGAAGTTAAAATAGTTAAACTTATTAATGGTGACGATATTGTTTGCGTCATACCTACTGGCGAACATCAATTAAAAGATGATGCACCTCTAATAAGATTAGAAAAACCATTACAGATTAAGTATGTACCTCAAATGACCCCTCAAGGTTTTAGAGATTACATTGCTTTAATCAGATGGACTAATTATACGGCCGACAGAATCATTACTATTCCTAAAGATAAGATTATGACTATTACAAATGCTTCAAATGAAATGGGTAAGAGTTATGTTGAAATTAGTAAGAACTATGATACGGTTGATGTACCTAAAAAAGATGAGAAATATCAAAGAAAAGAATTCTCCTCCGCTGAGAATAAAAAAATTAATGAACTGTTTGCAGAATTTGATGATGAAGATGAAGAGGAACCGACCTACCATTAGGTCTCTATCTCTAAAGCGGACACCGCTATTATAGGGATATTTAAAACAATGTCAAGCGTCCTTTGACCATTGACATTTAAAACAAAATAATGTATAGTGAGGATATTATGGCACAAACAAAAAAGAAATCAGAACACTATGTTAACAACAAGGAATTCTTGGCCGCTATGGTCGAGTATAAGAAGTCTGTTGACAAAGCTAAAAAACAAAAAGTAGAAAAACCACCAGTACCAGACTATGTTGGTGAATGTTTTTTAAAAATTGCGAATCATTTATCTTATAGACCTAATTTTATTAATTACACATATAGAGATGATATGATTAGTGATGGCATTGAGAATTGTCTTCAATACTTGGATAATTTTAACCCCGAAACATCAAGTAATCCTTTTGCTTACTTTACACAAATCATTTATTACGCCTTTATTAGAAGAATACAAAAGGAGAAAAAACAAGTAACAATAAAGCAAAGAATGATACAAGAAGCAAATTATGATGATATGGTTTTACAACCAGGAGAAGATAGAGAATTTAAAAATCAATTCACAGAATTTTTACAAAAAAACATGCCAATGGAAGAACCAGTAAAGAAACCTAGTAAAAAGAAGAAGTAATGAAAATAGCACTGTTGAATGATACCCATTTTGGGTGCCGAAATGATTCGCCTGCATTTATTGAATTTCAAAACAAGTTTTATAATGAACTGTTTTTTCCTTATTTGCAAAAGAATAATATTAAAACACTTATTCATTTAGGTGATGTAGTTGATAGAAGAAAGTTTATCAACCACAATACGGCACACAATTTTAAAAAAGTATTTTGGAATAGATTAGATGAACTGGATATTGATACACATATTATTATTGGTAACCACGACACATATTACAAGAATACAAATGAAGTAAATGCTTTACAAAACTTAGAATTAAATAAAAACTGTAAAGTATATACATCATCAATTACGGTAGAGTTTGACAAATTACCTATTCTTTTTATACCTTGGATTTGTGATGATAATTATTCAGAATCAATTAGAACTATTGATAGTACACAAGCTACTATAGCTATGGGTCATTTAGAAGTAAAAGGTTTTGAAATGCATAATGGTCATATGAATGAACACGGCTTAGAAAAATCTATGTTTAAAAGATTTGAAAAAGTTATGTCTGGCCATTTTCATAAGAAATCAGATGACGGCCAAATTTATTATCTTGGTACTCAATATGAAATGACTTGGTCAGACTATAATTGTCCTAAAGGTTTTCATATTTTTGATACAGAAACTAGAGAACTTGCAAGAGTTGAAAATCATAATCATATATTTAAGAAAATTGTTTACAATGATAAAGAAACAAATTATGATGAAATAGATATTAAAGAATATGATAAGTGTTTTTTAAAGTTATATATCTCTAACAAATCAGATGTTGATATGTATGAAAGATTAATGGATAGATTTTATAATCATATTAATGTATATGCCATAGATGTTATTGAAGACCCTACTGATATTGGAGCTTCTGTTAGAGAAGATATATTAGAACAAGGAGAAGACACATTAACATTTTTAGGTAACTATATTGACCAGATAGATATTAAAATAGATAAACAAAAATTAAAACAGTTTGCAAAAGAACTGTATATGGAAGCTAGTGAATGATTTTATTTAAAAGAATATCATATAAAAACTTTTTATCAACAGGCAATCAACCTATTGAAATTGATTTGAGTATATCACAAACAACACTTGTTGTAGGTACAAATGGTTCTGGTAAATCAACCTTATTAGATGCATTATGTTTTGTTTTATTTAATAGACCATTTAGAATTATTAAAAAAGAACAAATGGTCAACACTATTAATAATGGTGATTGCTTAGTAGAAGTTGAGTTTGATGTAGGCACAAAGAATTATATTGTAAGAAGAGGTATCAAACCAAACATATTTGAAATATTTTGTAATGGTGTAATGTTAAATCAGGATGCTAGCAGTGTTGATTATCAAAAGTACCTTGAAACAAATATTATGAAATTAAACTACCGTTCTTTTATTCAGGTGGTTTTATTAGGTTCTTCATCATATGAGCCGTTTATGAAGATGAAACCGAGATATAGAAGAGAAGTTGTTGAAGAGATACTTGATATTAGAGTTTTTGGCTTAATGGACTTAATTTTGCGTTCACAACAAAGTGATTTGCAAAAAAAGTTAACGGAGGTTCGCCACCAGTGTGAGTAAATAAAGACTAAGTATGAAACTGAAGCAAAATATCTAAAGACGCTGGAAACAAAAGGAACAGACAACCAGAAGGCACAACAAAATAAACTAGAAGAATATAACAAAAATCAAGTAGAATTCCAAAGAAAATTACAAGAGTTAAATGAACAGATAGCAGTATCTCAAAATGAACTATCCGGACAAGATAAGACAACAAATAAATTAAAAGAACTACAAAAAATAGAAACAAAGATTGAAACTAATTTATCATCTCACAAAAAGACACTAGAATTTTTTAAAGAGAATGATACTTGTCCTACTTGTACACAACAGATTGACAAGGAGTTTAAAGAACATAAATGTCAAACCGAAGATTCTACAATTTCCAAACTACAATCAGGTCTACAACAGCTCGTAGAAGAAATCTCCACACAAGAACAGAAAGTCACAGCCTTTTCTCAGGTATCAAACAAGATAAACAATATGAACTTAGAGATAGCAAAGATAACAACCAGTTTAGAAAGTCTAAAAAAGCACAGTGACCAAATACAACAAGAGTTATCAAATGCAGGTGAAAGAGATACAGACATAGAAAATATTAAACAATCATTATCAGATATGTCGGCTGAACTAGGTCTAGCAGAAAGTCATTTAACAGATGTACAAGAAGAAAAAGATTATGTTGATGTATTAAGAGAAATCTTAAATGATAAAGGTGCTAAGGCACAGATTATTCGTAAGTATGTGCCAATTATGAATGCTTTGATTAATAAGTATTTACAATCTATGGATTTCTATGTATCATTTCACTTAGATGAAGAGTTTAATGAAACAGTTAAAAGTAGATTTAGAGATACCTTTAACTACAATAATTTTAGTGAAGGTGAAAAGATGAGAATTGACCTTGCTTTATTATTTACTTGGCGTGATATTGCTAGAATGAAAAATAGTACCAATACAAATCTATTAATACTAGATGAAATCTTTGATAGTAGTTTAGATGGCCAAGGTACAGATGACTTCTTTAAAATCATTAAAGGTTTAGAGAAAGAAAATATCTTTATTATATCACACAAAGGCGATATACTATTTGATAAATTTACAAACATACTGAAGTTTGAAAAAATACAAAACTTCACACAACTAGGAACAATATAATGAAAGAACTAAAATTAATACCACCTACAGACCCCAGAGTGTTATCTGCTATTGCACCATTTAAAGATGAGATGTTAGCAGAACACGATTTTAAAGATAGAAAAGAACTAGCTGAGGCTATGTTTATGGCAATGAAAAGATATAGTGGTATTGGTCTAACTTGTAATCAAGTAGGTTTACCATTTAATATGTTTGTTGCAGGTGGTCATCCACAAATAGAAAATGGTTTATCAATTGCTATGTTTAATCCTATGATTATATCTACAAGTGATGAACAACTGGTAATGAAAGAAGGCTGTTTAACTTTTCCTTTTTTATTTTTAAGTATCAAAAGACCTAGAAAGTGTGTTATGAAATATGAAGACACTGAGGGCAAAACACAAGAAGCTCATTTAGACGGAATGATGAGTCGAATCTGTCAACACGAATATGACCACACTTTAGGTCGTGTCTTTACAGACGGAATATCTAAACTAAAACTAGATATGGCT